CCTCTCTGTTTACCACCCTATTACCAACAAGGAGTCAGCCATGCCTAAAACTAAACTTCCTGTCCCTCTTAATGAGGTACAGATTGTGGAGTTGCAGGTTCAGCTTAACCCTCGGGGGCGTTCGGTGATAAATGGCACCGTGGTGGTCGCAGGTGAGATGCGTACCTTGAAAATTGAGCTCTCTTCAGCTGAAAGGCTGGAGTTTGAACAGTTCTTCAAGGGCCGCACTTACATGCTTCCACTGTAGGTGTTATACGGGGATCATAAGTTCCCGTACAGAGACTGGGCTCTTGAAAGCTTTTGCAATCAAGGGCCCAGCCTTCTCTCTTAAGGGCCTTTGCCCTTAGCATTTGGAGGTTTTATGTCCACAAGCACTACGCCTGGACGCTTTGAGCACCGCGCCGACTTCGTGACGAAGAACTGGAATGGCTCGATAAGATCCCAATCTCTTGATGCCGGTTCAACATTTATTTGGACCGATTCCATCTCGAAAGGGGGACCTGTTTCGGGCTACCGGAAGATCATCTCAGAAGGCGGTTGCGCTACTACACAGTTGTCTGGGACCAAGGTTTTGATCACGGCTGTTCCGACTTTCGCCGAAAGCGAGTCGTATATCCCTGGTCAAGAAGTGCAGACTGGATCCCGTTATAATGTCCATGGACATTGGGGGAACCCGGGAACACCTGGTACTGGGTTAGATACCTCTTATGCGCAAGCTGAGAACCGTTCCTTATCGAGCTTTTACTCTAACTTAGCAGCCACTGAGACCAAATTTAAAGGTATGGTCTTTTCTGGTGAACTTCGTGAGAGTCTTCGCACTTTAAGGTCTCCTTTCTCTTCTCTCAGAAAAGGAATAAGCGATTATTTGAGCTCCGTCAAGAGACGAGCTCCAAGAACGCCCAAACCTGACCGATTGAAGATGGTTGGAGATACCTGGTTGGAGTACGCTTTCGGCTGGAAGCCCCTGATTTCCGACATTGACAAAGCTACAACGGCTTTTTACACTTCTGACGTAGTCCGGCCCACCTTTGAGATGGTCCGCGGCTTTGGTCAGCAAGAACGTATAGAGAACGTTTTAGTGATGGCACATGTTGGCAATTATGGGAATCTTCGCTTAAGGCAGAACCGACACGATGAAGTTATAACCTATGTCAAGCACTATGGTACCTACCATAGTACGGGTCATGGGGTTAACAATATTCATCGCTACGGGTTTGCTCCATGGGAGTTTATCCCAACGATATGGGAGCTTATCCCATATTCGTTCCTGGTAGACTATTTTACCAATGCTGGTAAAATATTGGAAAGCTGGTCCTACAGGACACTCGGGCCTAACTTCGTTTCTCGTGGGGTAAAACGCACTGCTGTTCGCATTGTGAATTACCACATTGAGGTTATGAAGTCTAATGCTCCTTGGGTCGATGTCGGAACAGTATTCCCTGGTTCTTATCGCTACCAACTTTCAGCTGTCGAGAGAACGCCTCAGACTAGTGTACTTGTTCCTTCATTGGAACTTAAGGTACCTGGTCAATGGTCCAAATGGGCCAACTTGGCTGCCCTCTCTACGCAGTTAGAAAGCGTACGCAAAGTTCTTCTTCGTTAACTTACTTTGAGGATACTCATGGGTACCTTTTCACCTGATCTTACGATCACTGGGTCGGCACAGACGGGCCTCACTTCTCCCACTTATACGTGGGTCAGTGATGTCCCTCCTGATGCACGCTCCCGTCAGTGGGCGATTACCGCGCTTGGCGGCACGCAAACTAACGTGAGGACGCACACCGCCGGCGATCCGTTTACCGTTACCATCCGGCGTGAACCTTACAAGGCTCTGCCGGCTGCTAATCCGGTGAATGGAAGCCGGGGCAATGTGCCCCTCAATAGGATCGAGATTTTGGCTAGGAAGGGAGTGTATATCGATTCTGATAACACCATCCGCGTCATGAATCTTCGGTTTATCGCCGAGATCCCTGCCGGGGCTGAGTCGTCGGATTCGGTAAACATCCGTGCGGCTGTGAGCAACATGCTGGGAGTCCTCGCTGAGGAGTCCGCAGACTATGGTGACACAGTCGTTACGGGCCTTATCGGCTCTTAAAAAGTCGATAACGCGAAAGCGTGGGAGTCGTAAGACTCCAAGGCTCTCTTCCTGTCAGACCTTAATAGGTCTACTTATCTTGCTAGTCGCTTGGAGGTATACTTCAGGAGATCTAACATTCCTGAATATCCTCCTTTCGTTCTTGCTGAGATAAGGCAACTTCTCTTTCTTATGGAGTTGGCATTTATGGGTGTTAACCCTCATGCTCTTTTCTCCGACCTTCGGCGTGACCTCTCTGACTCGTTAACAAAAGAGTCTTATGATAGAATCATAAGAGGCGATTGTGACTGGCCAGGGATCACTTTTCGAGAGCGAGCTGCATCCTCAATTCATACCAGCTTTCTAAAGAAATTAGAGAGCGGTATGGATACTGAGACATGTAAGAAAGCTCTCGACAAATTCTTACTCGTCGATGAGGCGTGTAAGAATTGGGTGAACAAGTTAGATGAGGCACCTTGTGACGATTACTTACTCGGGGAGTTTAAGAACTACCTTTGGAAGTTTTGGCATAAGGGGCTTTTTCCTATAGTTGACCATCCTAATGACCTCCTCGATCGAGGGGGCGTTGGGCCTGGAGCAGCTATCGGCTCTCCTGGGGGCGACTTCTATACGAAGCTCTTCTCCAGTAAGTTAACTTGTACTTCACGTACCTTATACTTTTGGTATAAGCGCTACATAAGAGGTTTCCCAGAATGGTGTGCGGCCGAATCGGTTCGCACACTGGATGCTGGTGAACCCACTGTAGTGGAAGGAAATCGTCTTAGCTTCGTACCGAAGAACGACGACATCTCTCGAACAATATGTACCGAACCTGTGCTGAATATGTTCTTTCAGCTTGGTCTTGGTTCCATATTGGAATCTCGTCTTGAAGAGTTTTCTGGCATCCGCCTTAAAACTCAGCAATTCAAGAATAGAGAGTTGGCCAGAAGAGGAAGCATTGATGAATCTTTTGTTACAATTGATTTATCTTCTGCCTCTGATTCTATCTCGCTCAATATGCTTAGAGAATACTTACCAAGAGACTTCTTTTCTTGGCTTTGTATGCTCAGGAGCCCAAAGGCGAGGTTACCTAACGGTAAGCTACATGAGCTTAATATGGTATCTACGATGGGAAATGGTTATACATTTCCGTTGCAGACCGTACTATTCACATGTGTCGTTTTGTCTGCCTTTAGGATGGATGGATTGGCACCCATCTTTCCGAGAGGCAATTGTCAGGGAAACTTCGGAGTAAATGGGGATGATATCGTGGTACCTAAGAGAATTTCTCTTAAAGTACTACGACTCCTCAAGCTCCTCGGTTTTACTGTCAATACAGACAAGACCTTTGTAGAAGGTCCGTTCCGCGAGTCTTGTGGTGGTGACTACTTTAATGGTAGAAACCTGCGTGGAGTCTATGTTAAAAGACTTCAAGCACCACAGGATTTGTACGCTGTAATTAACCAGCTTAACCTGTTCTCAACAAGGACAGGTATCCTCTTACCTCGGACTGTGCAACATCTGACTAAAAGTGTCAGATTCTTGCCCATTCCTATTTGGGAGAATGATGATGCAGGTATCAAAGTTCCGTCAGAGGTCGTACGCAAATGGTTGCCGATTGATCGGGATACGCAGAGTATTTTATACTACGCGTGGACCCCGACACCAGCTCCCTGCATACGAATCGCTGATAGACTTTATATACCTAAGTCATTTAAGCCTCGGCATTACAACCTTCCCGGGTTGTTTTTGTCGTTTTTACAGGGATCGGTTAACTCGAATACTATACCTCTCTTACCAAAGAGGGTCAAGTATAAGAGGAAGCCTCGCATCGCGTCCAACTGGGATTCTTCAGCGTTGGTTACAACGCTTTTAGAACCAGAAGGTCGTGATACGATGACGATCCGGCTCTTTGAGGGCCGGTTCTACTTATCGCGGTGGAAGACCGCGG